CGCCTTCTTCAAAGAATACATATGATGAACCGTCTAACTGCAGATATGTCTTAGATGATAAATTGTATTCTAATAAAATAACAATCTCAGTATTTTGACTTTTATCATACCACCAAGCACTAAAATGCTTGGTATTACCGCCAGAATTATGAGCATACAAAGTATAAAACCGAGCAGTGTGTTGCTTCGGTACCGTATATAGCGTTGTTAAGGTATTAGCGGTAAGATTTTTACCAACAGATATTTCTCTCATTTAAGCACTAGAGTCAATAATGTTATAATGATAAACCCAGCAGTGCCTATAAGAATCTGTTCTAGTCTCTTTAGTCTAGCGTGTATCTGTTCGTATCGAACTTTACAGACTTCTTCGTGACTGAGGAGTTTTAATTCTGCTTCTGTCACGGCAATGTCCTTACATACTCCGCAGCATCCGTCATCACATTCCCATCGGCATCTTGCAGTTCTGCACCAGCTAAGACTTCTTTTTTGAAGGTTTGGTAGTCGGTGTTGGCTGGGTCGAATGGAATGCAAGAACCATCTGTTGTACGAATAATTGCTTGAGTAACAGTCTGACCTGTAATTGTATTTTTATATTGTTTATACATTTATAACTCCGCAGAAAGAAGCAGACGATTAACTGTCGGTACATTTAGCATTGGTCTGTAAGTGGTCATCCCACTAAAGTTATTAAAAAATGCAAGAACCCCTCTTGTAGTAAGTTGTGTGCCACCATTTATAGCTACATGAGCAGAAGATTGAGTATAGTTAGCTGCGGCAATATCAGTAAATTCCATAGCACCACTTACGCTTAATGACGGGGTTGAACGCATTTCAATAGGATAATTAAGACTTACATAAATTTGAGTAGAACTACCAGCCGACCCAATAATTCCGTCAATTCTTTGAAAATACCTTTGACACAATGCTAACTCAGTTCCATAAGGTCTGTAATCAAAGCTAGTAGCTGTAGAGCCTACCTCTAGCTGAACTCCTGTGATGTAGAAAGTTGCTCCGTTAGTGCCGACTACGGAAACTGCTCCTGTAACTGAAGCCACCCATCCACCTGTCCATGCCCCAGCAGTTCCACTATTACTAGAACCAACACCAATAGCAAATTGAACCTCTATTCCACTTCCGTTTGTTGTCAACCAAGTTCCAGTTGTATCTCCAGCAATTGTGATTGTCTTGTACTCCCAAGTATTTGCTGATGATATTGTGTAACTAAATGGGTAACTCCTTGTAAAAGAAGCATTTGTTAAATTACCACCAAATGTTCCAGTAAGACTAGAACGAACCCAAAATGATAAAGTTACTGTTTTAGCGTTTGCTGTTCCCCATCCTAAGTCAGCAACATTAAACCCTTCGATTCTTTGTAGCAATCCAAAATAATCACCGCTCGCTATTGAATAAGCGGAGGTTGATGTAATGCCTAAATAGTTTGTAAAACCTACTGGCGGTGTTACTGACCCAGCGTTTTGTTGAATTGTAAATTTACTACTTTGAGTATCATAAGTTCTCCATCTATCTAAAGTATAATTGCTTGATGGAGTAACACTAGCACCAGCATTACGCTGGTCAATCACCATCGCACCATTGATGATGCGATTCTTCATATTAACGGATGGAGTTACCGCATTAGCAGTAATGCTCCCGTTGTACATGGGAGTTGTTATTCCGTTTGTGCCGTCTAAGGTTATAGGCATTATGCGACTCCTAATAGTGCTTTAACTTCATCGGCAGTTAAGCCAAGTGCAGTTAGTTTAGATAGTGCTGATTGTTTAACAGCTATTTCTTCTTGTTGTTTAGCAGTTTGTTCTGCTAACAATTTTGCACTATTGGCAAGTTCTTCAGCAGTAAACTGGGTTACTGTTTGCGTTATTTCACCTGTAATTACATCTACGCTAATTTCAATTTTGTCCATGATTTACTCGTAAAGAATGTTAATTGAACCAGCATCAAATGTGTCTGTGCCGTTTGTATTTGTTATCCGAACCCTATCTATTGTTCCTGATGCCGATTTACTTCCACCAGCCCATCCGTTTCCAGCCGCATCAGTTCTGCCAATCATTGAAGTAAAAGTCCATATATTAGAACCGACTAATGTTAATACAGCCGCTCCCGAACGGACTGTAGCCGCTGATTGGTCATAAGCAAGTAAAAATCCAGCACTCATATTAGTAGAATAGCCTGTTTGAATACCATTTACTGAGCAAGCACTACCTACATATCCGCTAGTTTCTACTGAGCCTGAACCAATTTGAATAATAGTATTAGAAGTACCATTTGTAGAAACACCATTAAGCATTATCGTAATACGCTTTACCCATGATGGTATGCTAGTAAAGTCAATGCTTGTACCTGATGTAGAGGCAACGGCAGTACCGCTAGTAACAAGGGATGCAGATGGGTTGTATTGACCAATCGCTAAACCACTAGAGCTAACAGTTGCTTTAGTAGTTCCATTACTTTGTAGTTCAATTGTTCCGCTTGTATCAGCAGACTGTACTAGTCCTGTGGATGTACTCGCATTTAGTGTGACAGCCATTAATGAACCTCCTTAAATTTGTAGCCTTTAATGTGTCTATGCACACCATTTAGGTGCTTTCTAATGTTGCCAGTAGTCGTGCCTATTTGTCGTGCCGCAATAGATAATGATTGATAAACAGTTCCATGCTGGTCTTTAACAGCAATAGGTGGTGTGCCGTTACCTTTTTGTTTGGCAATTTTCTTAGCCCACTTTAAAAAACTGCTTTTGGGTTTTGGCTCAAGTAGCTTTTTAGTAGAGCCACCATCACACAAATTGGTAAGGTTTACGCATTTTCTAAACAAAGAAATCTGAGTTTTTTCAAGTTCATTTAACTGCTCAAAAGAATCAGCTTTGTGGGCAACAAACACCATCGGCTTGATGCCCTTTATTTTTAGCGATTTAAGCCAGCTATTTTTGTGGGTTTTTGACCGCATAGCAAAAGGTGTAAAGTGATTAACAATACGCTTCATGCCATTGGTGGTCTGCCCAATATACCGAATCTGATTATCAGTCGGGTCTACCATGTGATAAACGACAAACTTCTCATTGCGTAAATACCCAAGCGGGTCGCAATAAGTGAAGTTCTTGTTTTCAATAAACTGATAGGTCATTTTGGGTATTTTAATTTAATAGCATCACATTTAGCCACATACGCATCCATCAATTCTGTTTTACCTTTTTGTGCCCAATAATAAGCATCGGCAAAATCTGTGATGGGTGGGTATTCTGATGCTCTTTTAGCAATATAAGCATGAGCATCTACATAAGCCTGTACTGCGGCTTTATCGTATGCGACTTCGTTGCCGTCTGCATCGTAAGCTGTAACATTATTGATTACAGTAACTTGCGGATATAACTTAAAAATTGCATCTGAAATATCAATCATCCTGCAATCTCCATCAATATAATTGTTGAATTAGAAGTTCCATTATTGCTTTGTGGCTCAACACGACCGCCACCGCCAGATAAATTAGCTTGTGTTTTGTATGTTACAGAAGATGTAGTCGCTGGAGAATCAAGGTAATTAAAAGCGTATTGACCAGCAACACGCACTTCACTAGCGTTACCTAAAGCGGCAACAATACTAATAACATTTTCTGATGTAAAAACAGTTGTTGAATCTCTAACAATTCTTAAATTTCCAGCAGTACCTACTTGTGAACTATTGTAAGTACCAATGTTTTGCGATATTAATACTAATATTTTGCTAGATGAGCTTGATGGTGTAATAGAAGCAGTTAAGTTTGTATCTGTGTATGTTGAAGTAGTTATTTGAACTCTAGTTGTTGTGCTTGCTTGAACTACTTGCAACACATTACCAGCTTTAGGTGATGTATCTGTAAGAACTGTTCCTGTAACTGCTGGTAAGGTTAATACAGTAGTACCAGCAACGGCTGGTTCTTGTAATGTAACTGAACCGCTAGTTGAACCCTGTAGTATGATGCTCATAATACCACCCATCTAGCACCAGATGGTACTGTTACTGTTGCACCGCTATTGATTGTGATTGGACCTACAGACATAGCATTTTTTCCTGTTGATAGTGTGTAAGAGGTTGTCACAGTAGGTGAATTCTCTTGAAATACTGTATCACCACCTGCTCCAGTAGCGCCGCCACCGATAGAACCCCATGCAGTTGTGTAGCCTTCAAATCCACCTGTGGTGGAGTTATATCGAATCATACCCGCAGCAGGAGAACCGCTACGCTGTCCAGTTGTTCCTGCAGGTACTTTTAATTGACCAGTGCCAGAGAAAGTACCATCTCCGGTCATAGTTAAAGTAGTTCCTGCTACGGTTGCTCCAGCACCTAAGATTTGAACTGGAGAAGACGCAGCGTTACCGACCCAGACTTTCTTGTCGGTAATATTAACAGCGGCTTCACCCTGCACCAATGAACTTGGAGCTGCTGAAGTCGTTACACTGTTTTTAAGTTTTAAGATTGTAGGCATAGTTTATTTCCTAATGATAACACAAATTGACTGTTTTGTCAAGTATTTTTTAAAAACTTCCACCATCTATTGTTCCATCAATATCTGACCCCGGAATTGTCGAACTAGCTGTAAAAGCACTGGTTCCAGAGCCTTTAATGTATCCTGTTAGCGTGGTAGCTCCAGTTCCGCCGTAGGCTACTGTTAGAGTACCTAAATCGCCAGAACCTAGGAGACTAACCCCACCAACAGTCTTGATGTTTGTGCCACTAACTAAAGCAGCTTGTTTTCCATTAAAAGTAGTCCAATCAGTGCTGGTTAGGTGTCCATTAACACTCGAAGTTGCTGCTGGTATCGAGATTGCAGGGGTGTTTCCACCGCTAGAAACAATCGGAGATGTTCCAGTAACACTGGTGACTGTTCCTACTGAAATTGAACCGCCAAGTGCTGTAGAGCTTCCATTAATGGTTATTGCACTGTTTGTCAGTGACGAATTACCAATATTGGATAAAGTATTATTTGCTCCAGAGATGGTCTTATTGGTTAAAGTCTGTGTATCTGTAGTTCCTAAAACAGTTCCAGAAGGAGCAGTTTTAGTCGCCCAAGTATCTAAATCAGCATCCCATGCTTGAACATTAACACCTATAGCAACACCTAAATTCGTTCTAGCAGTTGATGTAGATGCTAAATCACTTAAATTGTTTGCTTTGGCTAAGAAACTGGTTCCAGCAGCATAGGCATCAACCCAGACAGAGCCAGTATACACCTTCATATAGCCTAAAGAGCTATTGAAATACAAAGCACCAGCTAATAAGGCATTACCGTCATTATCGAGTGTAGGGTCAGAAGTCTTAGCTCCTAAATACCTATCATCAAAGTTATCATACGCAGTTAATGTCTGGTCTCTAGCAGTTTCTGCTGCTACCTGAGCTGCTGCAGCATTGGTTGCTGAAGTAGAGGCATTGGTTGCAGATGTAGATGCGTTGGTTGCCGATGTAGATGCTGATGAAGCACTATTACTTGCATTTGTTGCCGAAGTACTAGCATTACTTGCTGAAGTCGATGCTGCTGAAGCAGACGATGCTGCATTAGTTGCCGATGTACTCGCATTGCTTGCAGAGGTTGATGCTGATGAAGCACTGTTACTTGCATTGGTTGCTGCAGTCGATGCTGTTGATACAGATGCTGCAGCATTGGTTGCGCTTGTACCAGCATTCGTTGCTGCAGTTGATGCGGTTGTAGCAGACGATGATGCAGACGATGCTGATGATGCAGCATTGCTTGCCGATGTGCTTGCATTACTAGCGCTAGTGGATGCAGAAGAAGCACTGTTACTTGCGTTGGTTGCAGAAGTTGATGCCGATGACGCAGACGATGCTGCATTAGTTGCTGAAGTACTAGCGTTACTTGCTGAAGTTGCTGCATCACTAACAGAAGTACCGATACTTGCTACTGACGCTGCGGCAGAGGATGCTGAATTAGAGGCGTTAGTCGCAGATGTACTTGCTGATGACGCTGAAGATGATGCTGCTGACGCAGATGCTTGTGCTTGATTCTTAGATACTTCTGCTGCGTTTGCTGCGGCAGTGGCTAAAACTGCTTGACTAGAAGCATCGTTTGTAGCGTCTCCTGACCCACCGGGTCCCCGATATAGGCTCAAAGTAATCTCCTATGTTTGTCTAAATACACTCAACGAATGCACTTAAACAAACTCCCTAGCCGTAGCTAAGGAGCTTGAGAGCCTAATTAGGCGTTTACAGCGAGTACGAAGCCAGCTTCTGGGCGTACAGTCTTCACGCCGAACAATGTGTCGGCAGTGTAGAGCGTAGACAGATATTCTTGCTTGTACTGAGTTTGTGAACGAACACCAAGTTGCTCGGCAAAGACCATAGTATCAGTATGGAATAGGAGAGCAGCTTTAACTGCGTCACCAACAGAGTTAGCTGCAGCGGTCTCAATAACAGGGCAATTGCTTGTTACATAAATATCGATACCATATAACTTGCCGATTTGACCGTTGTTTACGCCACGACCATCAACGAAGTCAGAGCTATTGTAACGGTCAATGCCCATGATTGCGTTGCGGAGTGATGGAGGAATAGCAAACTTACGACCATCCATTGGAACATCAGCGTCGTCCATCAACTGGATGAGCTTACGGAAACCAGCGTCGGTAAACACATCGGATGTAATAACGGTATCTTCTGCGTACAGAGTTAAACCAGTCGTTGCATCGATGTAATAGCTGTTACTATGAGTCCAGTCAGAAGCGTCACCGTCGCCAAAGGACTTACCTAAAGCGATGAGAGTGTCGTCAACTTTCTTAGCCAACGCATAACCAGCGTCGTCGGTGTAGAAAGAACGCAAGGAAGACAATGCTTGAGTCTCGACGATGTCTTCGATGAAACGGCTATACTCGAAGTGTTGGTCGATAAGAACTTGTACTTCGCTCTCGGTGTTAGCTTGAATGGTTACTGCAG